GTCCCCATTTACCTATCAAATCAATCTGACACGATGCAGTGTCACATTCAATCTGACAACAAGTATTGTCTGATAACTGTTACCTATTGGACAAATAGTTTTTTATTTCTGTACACGGGGAAAGATTTGTGGTAGGGGATAAGGGGGGATATGGGGGTGGGTTCTGTTCTGTTCTGACCCAAGAAAAATATCTCACCAATTTTTTCTTCCAAACCTCTTTGAGCATCTTCGATGCGATCGGTACTCAAATTATTTTTGAGTTACCTCTTGACACATAGGTTCAACTCTGGTATACTTAAAGGGAGTGGGAGAGAACGCTTGCTAAATGACGAGACACCTCTTCCCTCTTGTCCGACCTGAACCCCACGGGGATAAACAAGCAGAACAGATTTAACAGCTTGTGCGTATTGGATGACAAACAACTCGGAAGTCTTGTAAGGGACATGAGAATTCTGAGAGTAAGTGTCTGAACAAACAGCCACTTCGTACTTTGTCTGACAAACAGCCAAGGCACCTCAGATGAAAAGTAGTTAGGGTTGATCCTCCTTATTTGAATGGATAGCTTGATACAGGACAATAGATAAAGGTTACTTGTGGTACTCGTTACTCGGAACTGGTTACTCGGAACACGGAGTAGAACAGATAAAGGATAATGGGAGAGTTCATCAAGGAAGCTGACGTGGGGTAATAATATCTAAAAATAATAATAATAACATACATTAAAAAAAATAACTTACACACACAAAGAGAGAACACACTATGCCTAACAAACTTATCAGAAACCTTCCTGCTGGTGCACAACATCAAAGTTGGTTTGCTCCTAACAGGGTAGTCAGTCTTGCTGTAGGAGCCTCTTTAGATACAACCAACATTGCTGGTGTACGGACTAACTCGGCTTTTGAATATCAAATTAACGGAGCAGGTGTAGAGGCAATACTACCTGCTGGACAAGTGTTGTGGATTGGTGAAGGTGTTAATTCAATTAAGAATGGAAACGCTGTTTCTGTTGCTGTATTAGAAGTCATGGACGCTTAATAACATCATGCCACTGAAGAAAGGAAAGTCCAACAAAACTGTTTCATCCAACGTAAAGAAGTTGATGGGTGAAGGGTATCCACAGAAACAAGCAGTAGCTATCTCCCTGTCAACTGCAAAGCGTAAAAAGAAAGGAATGAAGAAATAATGTTAACTTACCTTGTCAAAGCAGCCAAGTCAAAGACCATGTGGTTCAGTGTAGCTGTGGTTACTGTTGGTGTTGTAGAACAGAACCTCAGTCTGTTTGAACAGTACGTAGGTAATGAACACTTTGGTCTGTTTACTGTTGGAGTAGGTGTTGTATCTGCCCTGCTTCGTGTTGTAACAACTCAATCCATTACGGAGAAATAGATAAAAAAATGAAAACTAAATCTAATGCAAAAACCAGTCCGGCTAAAGGGCAGTTCGGCAATAAAAGAAATGCAATGCTGGTTGTAGAACAAGCAAGTGCAGTTCCAAAAGATCGTGGTGCGCCTATGACCAAGAAAGGAACAACCAACGCTTTTCGTCTTACTCCTGCATTAAATGAGAATGTAAAAAGCGAAGTTAAAAAGGATTTTAGTCGTGTTAAAAAAGCACTCAAGTCAGGAGAGAAATCTTCCCTTCCTGTTGGGGCCAGAGACACTCAGAAGTTGGCTGGTATTAGGGCTGCAAGTCGTCTTATTGGTAGGGCAAATCTGGTTACTGGTGCAGCTACTACAGGAGTAGCAATCGGAAAACGAATCAACGAAGGTGTTGAGTACAAGAAGAAGATGACTGACGGTAAAAAGAAAGTTGATTCCAAAATGAACAAGACTGGAAACAAGAATTACAAACAAGCAGTAAAGAACAACAGCAAAGGTGTTGGAGGTTTTTTTAGGTGAACCCTTGGACAATCTTTACCACTGCAATCTCTACTGTGTTTGGCAGTTGGGTAGACCTCAAGAAAGCTCGTGTTGAAGCAGAGAAAGCTCACCTGATGCGTCAAGCACAAAGCGAAGCTGACTGGGATCTTGAAGCTATCCGTCAAGCACAGTACAGTTGGAAAGATGAACTCATTACAATCATCTGGTTTGCTCCGTTGGTTGTTGCTTGGTTCTATCCACAAGACGCTCTTGAGTGGGTAGTGTTCGTAGGTGAACTCCCTTTCTGGTATCAGATTGGTATGTTTGGTATCATGGCTGCTTCATTCGGTCTACGTTGGTTTTTTAAACAGGCTGGATTAAAAACAATTAAGGGGAGGATAGGTGTTGAATAGTTTTACCTGTCAATCTTGCGATGTTTCTAAGCCTACAGAATCTTTTAAAAGAAGTTCAACAGCCAAACGAGGACATAGGGCTGTCTGTAAAGAGTGCGACTCCGTTGCAAATACAGCTTGGAGAAAAAACAATAAAGATAAAAAGGATGAAAAAGATAAAGAGTGGAAAAAACAAAACCCATCTAAAGTAAAGAATAGCTATTACAAATACAACCTTAAAAGGAAGTTTAACCTTTCTGAACAAGATTACGAACAAATGCTTACTTCTCAAGAAGGTTGTTGTGCTATTTGCAGACAAACATACTGCTCTACAGGGTACCGTTTTGCAGTCGATCATTGTCACGTTACAGGAAAAATAAGAGGACTTCTTTGTCAAGCCTGCAACACTGGGATTGGTAAATTAAAAGACAATGTTGATCTTCTTAAAAGGGCTATTGAATACCTTGAAAAAGATCAAGCATTGAAGATTACACAATCAAAAGGGAAGTAACATCTATGGCTAAGATTGAAAAATCCAAGATGCCTTGCAACAAACCAAGAGCACAGAAAAGTGGTGGTAAGAAATCTGTGGTAAAAGCGTGTGAAGGTGGTAAAGAAAAAATCGTCAGGTTTGGTGATGCCAACATGACAATTAAGAAAAGTGACCCTGCACGTAGAAAATCTTTCCGGGCACGGCACAACTTGGGGTTGCTTGCAAATACCTATGCAGTAACAGCGACACCTTCTGGCGCACCTGGAACGGGTTATTGCTCAGGCATGGCTCTTTCAACCAATTCGTTTGAAATTTATTTTACAAATCCTGCGGGTGCATTGGCAGACATGAATTTTAATTTCATGTTGCAAGCGATTTAAGGTTTTAAAATGCAACCAATCACCGCCGCCATTCAGTATTTTTCAGAAGCCGAGTTGCGGTGTTGTTCTAAGTTATAAAGGTTAAGTATGCAACTCTCCAAAAACTTCTGGCTCTCTGAGTTCACCAAGTTCGCAGACAGCCTTGCGGCTTGGAATTGACAACATCTAATAAAAGTATGTATGGAACACGTAACCAACGAACAGATAGCAGTCTTGCTTAAACATATTGACGAAAAGATTGATCGTCTTGTGTGGAGGGCTGACCAGACTGAAACAAAACAAGCTGACTTTGATAGACGTTTGACTATCTTAGAGACTACTCTTGTGACTAAACAAAACTCGTTTGGTATGCAAGTGTTGGAAAAGGGCGGCTTTGTGTTTGTTGGTACTCTTATAACATTCATTGCAAAACAATTAGGATTGGTGTAAATTATGCACAACAAGGACAACCCTGTAGTTTTTAATTACAAAGAATTTCCTCACCTTCCACGATCAGGAATTCACGCAGAGAGTAACCTTAGGTTCCGTACCGTATCTTTATTCCTTGAGACCTGTCCAAAAGGATCAGAAGATGAAGTCAAGTGGTCTCTGTCTGAGACCGAGCAGTGGTGTGAGGTAACTCAACGGTGGATACCCTCTGCTTGGATGTGCTACATCTATGCTGAAAACGAGTACGATGCCATGCGTAAGATCGTAGGTAACATCCGTCAGTGGGAAATGCTTAAAGGTTTGAAATGGTTTAAAGAGAAGTTTTCCATGTGGGAGGCTGAACAAGACATGATGATTAAAGCTACCATCCGTAGTTCTCTTGAGCGTACAGTTCTGGAGGGTGGACAAGGAAGCACAACAGCTTCTAAGATGTTGCTTGACTACTTCAGTCACGAGCCAAAGAAACCTCGTCAGAAGACTTCTACGGCCAAGACAAAAGAACAAACCAAACAAGAGGATGATGTTGCAAGTGACCTTGCTCGTATCACACCGTTGACACGAACCAAGTAACGTGATACAATACCTCTTATATGGCGACTAAAGAACAAATTAAAAAGATGGCAGAGGACGACTTTGTGGTGTTTGCAAAGCTCGTCAACCCGTCACGTTTGTACGGAGAGGTGCACTACGAAGTAATGCGGTGGTTGTCAGATCCCAACGCTTCAACAGATCAACTGTTGTTGTTGCCACGATCTCACATGAAGTCCCACTTGATCGCTGTGTGGTGTGCTTGGTGGATTACTAAACACCCAGACACAACCATTCTGTACGTATCGGCCACAGAAGACTTGGCAATCTCGCAGTTGTATGCCATCAAGTCAATCCTTGAATCTCCTGTGTACACCCGGTACTGGCCTGATATGATTGTTCCTGAAGAAGCCAAAAGGGAAGAGTGGAGTGCTCGGAATATTAAAGTCGATCATCCGCTTAGGAAAGAGCGTGGGGTACGCGACCGCACTGTTGCTGCACGTTCGGTTGGCAGTAATACTACTGGTCTTCACTGTGACGTTCTTGTTTTCGATGACATCGTGGTGCCAACAAATGCGTATACTAAAGAGGGCCGCCAAAAGGTACAAGCGTCTTATTCGCAATTTAGTTCGATTGCAAACACAGGGGCGATCACAAAAGTAGCAGGTACTCGTTACCACGGTGACGACATCTACAACATGCTACTCACTATGAACTACGAAGTGTTTGATGATGAAGGGCAGATCGTAGACACCCGGCCACTATACGACAGTTTTGTTCGTGAGGTAGAAGAGAACGGATCTTTCTTGTGGCCCCGTGAGATCTGTCCAACCACAGGTAAGTGGTACGGGTTTGACAACAAAGAGTTGAGTAAGATCCGGGCTAAGTACATTCGGGCTGGTGAACGGGCACAGTATTACGCACAGTATTACAACAACCCAAACGACCCAGAAAGCGAACGGGTAGACGGAGACAAGTTCCAATACTACGACAGAAAACACTTGACATTTGATAACGATACGTGGTATTTTAACAGTAAGCCTTTGGCAATTTTCTGTGCTGGTGACTTGGCATACACTACAGCAGCTACCTCTGACTTTACAGCTTACGCTGTTGTTGGGGTGGATAGTGATGGGTATATCTACCTGTTGGAGTTAGATCAATTCAAAACTTCTAAGTACCACGATTACTACATGGCCCTTGAAAGGTTGTGGGAGAAGTGGAGATTTAAAAAGGTACGGATTGAATCAAACGCTGGTGCCAGTGTAATCATTGAGTACATCAAAGATCAGTTTAGAAAGGAAGGTATCCCGCTTGTTGTAGAAGGTAAACAAAGCCGGGGTGAAAAGGTTGAACGGGTTGCTGCTATTCTTGAACCACGGTACGAGTCAGGATCAATCTGGCACTACCGAGGCGGGTACATGAGCATCTACGAAGAGCAGTTGATTCTTGAACGCCCATCACATGATGACTTGAAAGATGCCGTAGCAGCAGCAGTAGAGATTAGCAAGCCTCCCTCTGCCCGTCAACACGGGTTTGTACGTAGGGGTGAGAACATTATTACACATGAACGGTTCGGTGGACGCAGACGATGAGTGGATCAGTAGAGATTAACGGTTATCAATCAGACTGGGTAGCAGAAGATATTGCTCAACGGTTTGAATCTTGGGATGCCGGTAAACAGGTGTGGAAGAAACGTGTTGGAGAAGTGATACAGTACGTGTACGCTACATCTACTCGTGAGACAGCTAACGTAGAGAACGAGTGGTCACACTCTACTCACATTCCAAAGATCACACAGATCCACGACAACCTTGGTGCCAACTATGCCAGTGCGTTGTTCAGCAAGCGTGAGTTCTTTACGTTTGATCCAGCTACACCTGACGAAGCCACGGCCAAAAAGCGTCAAGCTATCGTCAACTACCTGCGTACCAAGCATGACTACTCTGGGTTTAACGACACCATGAAGCAGTTGTTGAACGATTGGGTGCAGACTGGTAACTGCTTTGCTCACGTAGAGTATGTACGAGAAACTGCTTACGATCAATCGACAGGTGAAGAAGTGGTGGTCTACGAAGGCCCACGAGTCAACCGTATTTCTCCTTACGACATTGTGTTTGACTTCACTGCTGAGAGTTTTCAGAAGTCTCCCAAGATGTTCCGTAGATTGATTAGTCGTGGTGACTTTGCCCGGTACGTGCTGGAACGTCCTGATGCTGGCTTTGATATGGAGCGAGTAGAGGATGTGTTGAACTACTACACCTCTATGTCCGGGTACACAGACATCGACATCAACAAACATAACCAACAGCGTATGGATGGATTTGACAGCTACGCTGCATATCTTCGCTCTGGAAAGGTAGAGTTGATTGAGTTCATTGGTGACATCTGGGATAGTTCAACTAACACGTTGATGAAAGACCGATTGATTACCGTAGCTGATAGGAAGTTTGTTGTCCGTAATCAAGGACAAGATGACTTCCAAGGGTTCGGTAAGATCTACCACAGTTCGTGGAGAAAGCGTCCTGACAATCTGTGGGGCCAAGGGCCACTGGACAACTTGGTTGGTATGCAATACCTTATCAACCACCTTGAGAACGCTCGTGCTGATGCGTTTGACCAGATGCTATTCCCTGATCGTGTCCACGTAGGTAACGTACAGATCGAAGAGAACGGCCCTGTAACCAACTACTACATTGACGATGGGCAAGGAAGTGTATCTAACCTTGCTCCTGATGCCACCGTACTACAGGCTGACCTTCAGATCCAAATTAAAGAAGCACAGATGGAAGCCTTTGCTGGTGCTCCACGAGAAGCTATGGGTATTCGCACAGCAGGTGAGAAGACTGCGTTTGAAATCCAACAACTACAGAACGCTGCTGGTCGTTTGTTCCAAGTAAAGATTGAAGATTTCGAACGTGAAATCATTGAACCAATATTGAACGGTGAGTTGGAAGTGGCAGTAAAGAACCTGTCCAGTGCAGACGTAGCCAAGGTGATTGATGATGATGATGGTGTGATTGAGTTCTTGACCATCACCAAAGAAGACCTCACTGCCCGTGGTAAGTTGAAAGCCCGTGGTGCATCTCACTTTGCTAAACGTGCCCAACTGGTACAGGAACTACAGCAGTTCAGTTTGGTACTGGCTAACGATCCAGAGATGAAGGTACACTTCCCTCCAAAGCTACGGGCAAAGGCTTGGGCCGATGCGTTGAACTTCGAGAACATGGAATTGTTTGTACCGTTTGGGTCTGTGTCCGAACAACTGGAACTGAACAGAACAATGCAAGCTGCACAGAACGCTCAAGCGCTGACAGATGCGGTAGAAGTACCACCTGAAGTTTAACAACAAGGAATCAAAGATGTCGGAAAAATACAACAGTCGTATCGTAAGGCAAGCCAAGGAAAACAATGTAGATTTAAAGTTGTCTTTTGAATCTGCACAAACTTTCACAAATATTTTAAAAAAGGTATTGACAGATGAACTAGAATCTGCTATACTTAAAAGTGAGTCGGAGGAAAACATTAAATGCTCTGACTTTGTAGCTGCTCAAGCGAACCTGCTTGGGTACAGAAAAGGACTAAGGTACGCTTTAAGCCTTCTCAACAACCAAGGATGAATTAAACAATGACAGATTTTACAAACGGGGCGACCACCCCAAGCAATGCCAAGCCTGAAGATAAGACCGATTTCAGCAACGGCAATCAAGTGAAGCCAGAAGAGAACAACAACAAACAAGACGACCCATCTGTTGTGTTGGAGTTTAACGGACGGAAGTTCACAAAAGAGGACTTGATTACCAAGCTCTCAAGTGCAGACAGTTTCATTGAGACTTTGAAACAAGAACGTGCGCAAGATCGTGCGTTGTTGGAAGAGGTCAACAAGAAACTGGCAGAACAAGTTTCAGCACGTGAGTTGCTTAATCAGGTCAATAGCGGGAAGGATAAGGACACACCTGCTCCAACCCAAACTGTTGATCCAGAGGCCATTACCAAGCAAGTCTTGGCACAGCTTCAAAACCAACAGACTGCTAAACAACAGGAACAGAACTGGAGTGAAGTGACTGCTAAGTTGACTGCAACCTTTGGTGACAAGACCAATGCCAAGGTACAGCAAGTAGCAAAAGAGAACGACATGAGCGTAGAGGAAGCAGCCCAGCTTGCTAAGACTAAGCCCAAGATGTTCTTGAAGTTGTTTCCTGAGCTTAACGGCTCGGCTCCAAAAGGTTCAGCCTTGTTGCAAGGTAACTCTCAACGAGATATTTTTGGTCAACCAAAAAACACTGAATCAAAGAGTTCCGGGTACAGTGCTACTCGAACAACCCGTGACAGTGTAAGTGTTTACTTGAAACGTCTCAATGAACTATCTGGTAAGTAAAACCTAAATTCAACAAACCTAAGTGGAGTCGATAAATGTCGAACGTAACTAGCAATCAAAGTCCTCTAATCAAGGCACAAGTGTTCAGCGAGTTCATGCTGGAACAAATCAACGAGGGTTTCCTGCCCGATGGTCTGCACCGTGATGTGTCTGACTTCGGTGACGGTGACACTCTGTACATCCCTGTAATGGGTGAAACCACTCTGCGTGATTACACAGAAGACACAGCCGTTCAGTACGATGCTGTTGACACTGGTCAGATCCAACTGACAATCACCGAGTATGTATCTGCTGCTTCTTACATCACACGTAAGCTGCAACAAGATGGCTACAAAGCTGCTGCTCTTGAAGCTGCTATCCCTCGTGAACACCTACGTATCATTCGTGAGCGTTACGAGTCTGATATGCTGGCCCAAGCCAACAAGCAGACCTTGGCTGATCCCAACACCATCAACGGTTTCGCACACCGTTGGGTAGCTGCCTCTGGCTCTACCACTGGTATCATCACCTTGGAAGACTTCTTGTACGCAAAGCTGGCTTTGGATAAAGCCTACGTACCAGATGAAGGTCGTATCGCCATCGTGGATCCTGTAACTGAAGCTGCTTTGAACGTAGCTGTTGGCAACCAAGCGTTCATCAACAACCCTCAGTTTGAAGGTATCGTGAACACCGGCTTTGCTCGTGGTCGCCGCTTTGTACGTAACATCTACGGCTTTGACATCTATGTGTCTGACCGTCTGCCACGTATTGCTGACGAAACCATCAACGGTGGCCCTCACGCTACTTCCAAGCAGATTGTTGGTGGCGTAGCTAACCTGTTTATGTCTGTGTTGGACGACCAGCACAAGCCATTCATGGGTGCATGGCGACAGGCTCCTAACACCGATGGTGAGTACAACAAAGACTTCCAGCGTGACGAGTATGTAACAACTGCTCGTTGGGGCTTTGGTCTTCAGCGTCCTCAAACACTGGTGACTGTGTTGACTTCTGCTTCTGCATACAAGTAAGCACTGATGGGGCTTCGGCCCCTTCACCAACCTTCACCAATTTTGGAGATTTAACATGACAGTTCAAAAAGTAAACACAGTTCGTGTGTTCTATGGCCCTCGTGATACTGAGCAAGTGGCCCCTTCTAAGACCAACAAAGGTGGTAAGACACAAGAGTTGGTTGTTCCTGTAACTTACAACAACCTACCAACCACTGACGCAACAGACGCAGTGATCCAAGCTATTCCTGCTGGTGCGTTGATTAAGTCAGCAACCTTGATCGTAGACGAAGCATTTGATTCTACATCAGGCACTACCACTATCAACATCGGCCTGTCCGAGTTGGATGGTACTGTAGTAGATGCTGACGGTATTGATGCTGCCGTAGCTTGGGATGCTGCTGCCGGTACAGTTGTTCTGTGCAACGGTGCTGACATCGGCACCATTCCTTCACTGACAGATCCTCTTCAAGTCACTATCGTTCCTAGCGTAGCTGATTTGGTTGCAGGTGCAGGTCGTCTAGTGATCGAATACACCACTGCTTAATTCAGTTATCCTTGGCTGAATGGGGGGATGGGGATTCTATCCCTGTCCCTTTTTTATTTTTGGATCTAACAAACCACTATGCCTACACAACACAACGCTATCCTTAACGCTGACTGTCACGAGCCGAAGCACATTACCGATGCGTTGACATCTGACAGTGGTAAAGTAATTACCCCTTCTTCTACGTTGGCCGGTCAATCTGATTTACGTAGATTGGTTCACGCTGATTTATCAGATACAGCCAACTACAGTACGTATGCAGATACCCTTGCTGCTCTAATTGCTAACGATCAAATTAACTACCAAGGTTGGGAAGCATCTCAAGATAGCCTTAGTACACCTACTATTGTTGTTGGGACAACCCCTGTACGATTAACTATTGACGGACTTGGTTCTCAATCACGACAATCCCACCTACCACTATGCATCCGTGGATCAGATGTTTTGTGGGATACATCTACAAACAAAATTAAACCTTGTGCAGCAGGGGACAGCTATATTGTTCGTATTAGCTTGACCATTACAGCAACTTCTGGGGCACCTGCTTTTCTTACAAAAACCTATGATATAGGGAACAACCCAACAACAATTACTGTTCCAATCATTAACGATGACGTTAACGTAACAAAAACACCTCCGTTTAGTTTTGCAAGAACCCAATCTATTTACACCTATGACACTGCTTTTGCTAACGGTGTTCAGATATTTTTAAATACAAACACTGGTACGGCTACTATCGCAGCAAGACGTATTGATATTTTTAGAATTGGCTCTGGTGCTAATGGAGTGGTTGTGTAATGGCTACTAAAAAAACTGTTCTTGAGTATGTAAAAAACTGTCTGTCAGTTATGGACAGTGATGAAGTTGACAGTATTACTGACACAGTTGAATCTCAACAGGTAGCCAATCTGTTGCAAGAGTGTTTCTTTGAGTTTATTAACCGAGAAGAGTGGACTTGGTTACAACAACCTGTAACTCTTGACGGTACAATCACTGGCCCTACTCGTCCTACCCAAGTAGGGATTGATGACAACATCAAAAAGATTATGTACGTGGCTTACGATGTGTCGTCCACTGGCTTATTTGAGTACCGTGAGTTGCACTATCTGTCGCCTGTTGACTTCGTAAAGAAGTTCAGCCGTGGTGGAGATGACAAAGTTGCTGTAACTGTAGGCAGTTTTAAGTTCTACATTGATACTTCTCGACAGCCTGAATACTGGACTAGCTTTGACGATGAGAACATTGTAGTGGATGCGTACAAAGCATCTGTTGAAACTTATGTTGACAGCGACAAGTTTTCAGTGTATGGTGTAGTTATCCCCTCTTTCACAGTGGATGATGACCATGTGCCTGATGTCCCGGTTGCAGTTGTACCGATGCTTCAGCACACCCTCAATGCAGCAGCAATGCTGTACTTTAAACAAACATCTTCACCTGTTGATGAACAGCGTATCGTCCGTCAACTAGCACAACTAAGACGTGAAGAAAGTAAAACAAGGAACCGAGATTATGCCCCGAAGAAGTACGGTAGGAAGTAACCGAGCAACAGTTAAACAAGAACCTCGTAACCCAGATGCAGTGGATCTGGCCTCACCAAACAAAGTTGAAGTCGGTGAAACAAAGAACGGAAGGACTCTTGTGGTTGAACGTACCCGGTGTGGTAGGTTCTTTACCATCAAGATCAAAGAGGGTGGGGAGCTTGCTCAAGATCTAAGTGGAATCTTCACCTCTTACGAGAATGCACAGTGGGCCTTGACCCAGTACAAACAACGAAAGAACATTGTGGACTAAGAACCAAACATGGCCCGTATTGCACAAGACAAGCCGTATGTAAACTTTGTCAATGGATTCATTACTGAAGCCACAGGGATTACTTTTCCTGAGAACGCGCTTCAAGATGTTGACAACTGCGACATTGAACTCAAAGGCTCTATAAAGCGCAGATACGGGCTTGATATAGAAAGAGGTGGTGTGTCTATCACCTCTTCAGCAAGCTCGTCTGTAGCTGTCTCTACTCACATCTGGGACAATGCAGCCGGGGATTCTCTTCGTAGATATGTTGTAATTCAAGTAGGTAATTCTCTTGTAATTCGTAAGAGAGATGTAGAACCTGTATCAACTTCTGGATCAAAAGACAACGGTGACTCTGTTACCTTGTCAACCATCCCTTATCTTTACAATGCCACTGAGTCTGAAGGGGCAGCACAAGAGATTCAATCGGCATCTGGGTTTGGTCGTTTGTGGTTGGCCTCTCCTGCTCTTAAACCAATCTACATTGAGTACGATGTAGACTCAGACAACTTTATTCTGTATGAAGTAGGTACAGAGAAGAACGGAACTACACAACGATTTTTTATCCGTGACTTTACCGGGGTAGATGATGGGCTTCAATTTGATGAAGAACAACCTGATCCTTTGACGAACCTTCACTTGTACAACCTTTTAAACCAAGGGTGGAGGCAAGATGAAAATACAGCACAACGGAACTTAATTCAAGCGTACAGAGCAGCTATTGGTACTTGGCCGACTAACGCACAGCAGTGGGTGTTAGGCAAAAACTCTGATGACAATTTTGATGCAGCACTTCTTCGTAGACAAGAGTTCGGTAACTCTCCTGCACCTAAAGGACGGTTTAAACTAAACCCGCTTACTGGGGTAAGAAACGGCATTGCTACGTTTGATGGTCTTACGGGATCCACACTTACATCTCCTTTAGTTCTTAGTTCTATTTATGATGAACCAAGCTCTAAGTCGTACAGGACAACAGCTTTCTTTTCAGGCCGGGTGTGGTACGCTGGGGATGTAAATCCGAAACGTCCAAACGGTGTATACTTCTCCAAGGTGATTCAAACACCATCTGACTCTGGTGTATTTGGTCAAGAGAACGACCCAACCTCTGAACACTTTACAGATCTATTGGACACAGACGGTGGTGTAGTTTACATTCCAGAAGCAGATTCTATTGAGCGATTGATTCCATTCCAACAAGGTATGTTGGTGATGGCAAAGAACGGTGTGTGGTACATCCGTGGATCTGACTCTGGATTCCGGGCTACTGACTACGGTGTGGATAAGCTGTCAAGCACAGGGTGCATCTCTGCATCTTCAGTAATTCAAGCAGACACAGCCATTGCTTTCTTTGCTGAGAACTCTGTACACGTAGTGACAGGTGGTGAGTTTGTACCAAAGATTGAAGACATTGCTGAACAAAAGATTCTTCAATACTATGCAGAGATTCCTTTGCAGTATCGTGAGAAAGCCAAAGGTACTTACGATCCAATTAGTAAGAAGATGTTTTGGTTTCACGCAACTGAAGATGAAACAAACTTGTACAACGCTTGCTTGATCCTTGATGCACGTACTGGTGCGTTTACCAAGTACAGCTTCTTTAAGTCAAATACGTTTGGAATTGTAGCAGGGTTTGCATCACTTGCACCCACTGTACCTGTTGGAACAGATGAAGTAGTTATTGATGAAGACCCTGTTTTGATAGGAGCAGATCCAGTGATCACTAGCTTGTCAAGTGCAGAACTGCCTGACTTTATTGCCAACAACATTAAGGTCTTGGTGCTGACTGAAACAGATGTTGTTCTGTGTGAGTTTGCTTCTCTCTCTTTCAAGGACTTTGGTAATGTCACGAATCCGCAAGGACAAGCTATCAACTACACAAGCTATCTTGTTACCATTCCTGAAACTTTGGGTGACTTGCAACGATATAAGCAATCGGTATATCTCCACTCTTTGTTTCTTGTTACGGAGATGAGCTACTTGAGCAACGGAGCAGGTTCGTTGTTCCTTGACAGGCCGTCTGGCTGCACTGCACAAGGTCTTTGGGATTGGCACAAAAATTCGTTAGGAAACAGATTCAGTCAAGCTCAACAAGCGTATAGGTTCCGTAAAGACCCTACTGTTGCTGCCGGGTCTCTTGACAACGGGGAAGGAATCGTGTATACTAAACTGAAGGTACGAGGAAAAGGACGAAGCCTTGCAATTCGGTATGAGTCACAAGAAGGAAAAGACTTTGTTCTTATTGGGTATAGCATCCCTTACACAGCCAACGGATTGTAACACACATGAGCAATGACTACGTAATTCACAAAGTTGATCTGGTTAAGAATCGAGATGTGTTCCTGTACCTTGGTAAGAAACAACACGATGAGGTGGAGAAATACTTTACAGGAGTTGACCTATCTGGGAAGAACGCTGATTGGGAACAGTTGTTGACACTTACTCAACAAGGAATTATGCACTCTTATGTTTGTGCAACACCTGAAGGCTGGCCTTGTGGATACATTGTTGTCTTTAAAACCAAACACCCTATGCTTGGTTACGTAATGGTTCAAGAAATGTTGATGTACGTAGACCCAGATCACAGAGGAAAAGGGTTGGCTGGCAGAATGATGTCAACTGTAGAGAAAGAGTTTGAAGGTCAAGTAGATATGTTTATGTTCTCAATCAAACCAAACCCAAGTGCTATGTCTTCAATGGAAAAACAAGGGTTCGTTTTGTACGAACACGTATTTATGAAAAAGGGGAAATAACTATGGGTATAGCAACCGCTATTGTAGGTGCTGTCCTTGTTGCCTCTACTGTTAAACAGCGTAGAGAAGAAAAGAAAGCAGCTTCCGAAGTGCAACGGCAGAATCAAATTGCACAGCGAAGAGAGACAATCCGTTCTCAACGTGAACGTGTTATGGCGTTGCGTCAATCTCGTGTAGCTCAAGCATCTGCACTTGCAGCCGGGGTAAACTCTGGTATTGTGAGTGAATCTTCCGGGGCAATGGCTTCTGGGTTCTCTGGTGCAACAGCTTCGTACACATCACAGATGAATGCTAACCAAGCGTTTGCTGGTCAGATGGATCAGCTTGCACAACAGAACATTGACTCGTTGAATCGTCAAGTAGGGTTTGAATCAAGAGCAAGAGGTTACGGTGCTGTTGCTGGCCTTGCTTCACAAGCCTTCCCTTACGCCCGTGGATTTGATACATCAAGGAAATAAATGAATCCGTTCGATCAAGGACAAGTAGATCCAGCTATTGAGGCTTTATTTCTAGGCCAAGCTAATGCTGCCAACGCCAAAGACTATCTGAAAGAAGTTGGTGCAATCATTAGTGATAGAGGTACCGATCCAGAGCTTGCCAAACAGAAAGCTGTAAATGCTGGTGATGTGTACATTGAGAAAGAGGCAGAGCGTATGCTTCAATCTTTTTCTCTTGATGTTGACACAGCCCGGTCTATGGGTGAGCGTCTTGGCAAAGGCGAGTACGAAGACAGCGTATCTGGTATGTACAACCAACTGGCTAACGCTGAAGAACAAGCAGTTGGTAAAGAGGTAATCAAGAAAGAGTTGGAAAAAGACACCAACCTTTCAAGGTACGAAATGCACATGAACCTTGCTCGTAATGCTGTAGTGTCCAGTCAAGAAAACCAAGGGTTATTGGCAAACGTAGGACAAGCAGCCGAGTTCTTGTTCTCACCAGCTTACGGCACAACCGTAGTAAACTCTGTACGTGCTGTGTTCCCTGAAGCCGGAGACATCACTGACTACGCCAACATGGGCCAAGTGATTGATTACGCTGCCCAACAGATTGTAAACGCAGAGTCACCAGAAGAAGCAGAACGGTTAACTCGTGCTTTGATTGGTGAGTTCCGTTCTCGTGCTGGCGATCTTACAGACAATGCTTACGCCCTTGAGTCTATGCTGGATGACTTGGATCTTCGAGTAAAGACAAGGGCCAAAGGAGATGTCAACACAATTCGTAACTTTGTTGACGATGTGTTTGGTATTCTTGAGTACGTAGGGTTGGGCGGTACAGCACGAACTGTAGCAAAAGGGGTAGGGAAAAAGGTAATTGACAACCTTGGTATCGAGATGGTACAAGGCTCCCCTGCTCAAATTGCTTCGTTGACAGAAGAAGGACAACGCCGACTGTTCGACAGCATGGATGACATCGACAGGATGTTTGAGATCGGTACTCGTGCTGAAGATGTTACAGGTTCTTTGATCCTACCTAAGACATCACCAGTGCCTCCAAGCAGCGCACCTTACACTTACCCTTTGCTGGACGAAGCAAGCCAACAGGCACTCACTGAGGTGTCTCGCAAGGCCGTTGCTATTCAAACCTTTGGTGTGCGCCTTCACGACACAGTGATTAACCCTGTGGAAGACGGTATTGAATACAGCATGAGGTTGGGTACAAAGAACGGTAAGCCATTCAAGAACGCTGAACGCCTTGAACGTGAGCTTGATTTGTTCGGCATGCCTAAAGGATCCTACGAGATTGAAAAGGTAGAAGGTGGTTTCATTGCTTCTATCAAAGGCAAAGACACATACTCAAACGACACACTGCTGCCAATGTCAGAGCTTGACATCAAAGGTGGCCGGTGGGCTGCACTCTTTGGTAAAGGGTTACAGTTCTCTGATCGTTTGGTAAAGTCTTCTAACGTAGCTGCTCTTCGTTCTGCCAAAGAAGAAGAAACACTGAAGCAAATCATTCAACCTTTTGAAAAACTGTGGGGCAAGAAACGTGCTGCTGTAGCGGAAGTGTTGCAAGAAGGCGACACTCAAGGCAAGACGTTTACCCGCAGTGAGCTTGTGGCCCGTGGGTTTGACCAAAGCCAAGTGCTTGCGTACAACGCTGTACGAGATGCAGCAGATCGAACCTTGTTGTTGAAGAACGAAACCGTCCGTATGCGACTTCAAGATGAAGGGTGGAACGCATTCAAAACCAAAGGTGGTAAAGAGTTTCTGGTACGCAGGGTAGAGGAAGGGTTTGTACCTAACCGTGTACTCGATGTAGACACTGGCTCTATCGTAAGCAACTCTTCCAAACAAGCAGAGAAGTACGACTACTTCCAAGTTAAGGGTGATGGTGTAGGTGCCCAGTACGCACGTATCCCTAAAGGCGAGTCTCTGTCCCCTCTTCCAAAGCGAATCATTGGAAAGGTTCCCGGATACTTACCGCGGTTCTACACAGCCCCGGCTTTTGTTCGTAAGCGCATGGCTGACGGATCTACTCGTGCTATGTACACAGCCAACTCTATTGACGAGGCAGAGCGTGTAGCAAAGGATCTGGCTGACGAGACAGGGGAAGAGTTCTTTGCCATTCGTTCTTCCAACTTGCAAGAACAAGCACGAACCTTTGATGAACTGGAAGAGTTGGATGCTCAAGGTCTGTTGTGGACAAGCGAACGTAAAGAAGTTCTACGCAACTTTGACGGTACAATGTCAGGGTTAATGGGGCCAGAAGCAGCTATCCGTGGTATCGTTAGCAGTGGTTCAGCCAATGCCGGTATTACCCGGTGGACAATTGCTGCCCGTAAGATGTGGGAAAACGGATTCCCTGAGTTCAAACAGTTTGACATGCTGAACCCACCTGTCCGTCCTGACTCCATGACTGAAGAGAAGTACAAAGCAGCCAAGAGGTTGTGGGACTTCATCAACATGGTGAACGGTACACACCCGTCTCAAGCAGGTCTGTTGTCTCAAGCTGTGAAGAACGACATCTACGACTTCTTTGCAGGGATTGGTAAGACAGGTAGTAAGCTGAACAACGCTTCTCAATACGTGGGTCGAGAGATTAGCGGTCAAACACAGAACGTAGCCAACATTGGTAAGTCATTTGCGTTTGCTGCTTACCTTGGTCTTAACCCTTTCCGTCAAGCGTTGTTGCAAATGACAATGATTCCCATGTACGTAGGTGCAGAGGGTGGTTTGTCTTATGCTGCTTCAGGTAAGTTTGCCCGTGACTTCCTTATTCTGTCAGGTGCGCCTCTTGGCCTTGATGTGGCTAAGACAGCAAGACAGCTTGGTATGGATGTCAAAGAAGCACAGACACTTGTCAAGGCGTACAACGAATCTGGCCTGAACCAGTTGATATCTAACCACGCATTTACCATTGGCTCTTTGTCAGATGCAACAGTTACACGGAGCAACGTGGTCACTCAAGGCATTGGCAGGTTTGTTGATACGGTAAAAGGTTACGGCTTTGATGTTGGTCTGAAGGCTGACAAGCGTGGATCTTTCTTGGTGTCTTACAACCGATTCAAAGTGCAAGAAGGCCGTACACCTACAACCAAACAAGACTTTGAAAAGGTAGCTGCTTTTGCAGAACAGTTGTCGTTGAACCAGAACAGATCTGACCAGTTGCCATACACTCAAGGTGTCCTTGGTATCTTGACACAGTTTATGTCTCACCAGTTTAAGATGACTGGTCGGTTGATGGGTGCTTTTGGTGGCCCAATCGAACAAGGGTTCTCTCGTGCAGAGATTCAGCGTATGGCTATTGCTTCTCTGTTGACTTGGGGTGTGGGTGGATATGGTGCGTGGAACGTGTACGATAGGTTCTTGCAAGAGAACGGTATCGACACAAACAACATGGATCCAACAGTACGTAACGCACTGAGGGACGGTATCGGTGGATTGATGATCGACACTGTGCTGAGTGTAGCAGACAACCCTGACCAGTATACTGACCTTGATACGTCAGCCTTTGCACCTACTAACGCTGGCTTTGTTGGGATCACACCTGACTCCTTGTTGAAGCTGTTTGACGGTACAAAGAAGTTGGGCAATCTTGGGGACTACGTATCTCTTAACGCACCTGCTTTGGCCTTGCCAGAGATGATCGTTAAGCCGTTGACACTTGGGTACAAGATGTACCGGACAACAAACGTAGAGGCTCCAGAGATTGCACTACGTACTGCGGTAGAAACTTTGAAAGGTTTCCCCTTGTTTAATCAGTCATATCGTGGTATAATTGGCTTAGAGATTGGAAGTAAACTTGACAGCCGTGGCAATCCTGTGCTAGAGGCAACCAAAGGCGAGTTGGTAGGTTACCTTCTGACAGGCCTTCCTTCAGCCAAAGAGTCCGACCTACGAGTAGCACAAGCCAGATTCTTTGGTGAATACTCTGGTATGGATAATGCCGGGTTAAGCAAGAAGGTTAAAGAGGCTGCTACAGATTACGCAACAACTGTGTTGATGCCACTGCTCCAAGGGTTTGAAGCGGGTGAACAAACGATAGATCGAATCATTGAAGTGGTTGATGCAGTGAACGCTTTGAACTACTACTCTCTGTCTGAGATTAACCGTGACGCTTTCTACGAAACAGTGTTCAACGTAGTAGAGAAGAGTGGTGTTACAAAGACAGATCAGTTCCGTGATCGACTCTTTGATGCAACATTCAGTGACAGCGTGATTCCTAACGGTAACTTGCTGGACACAATCAGGGATGCCCCAATCACCGATGACGAGAAACGTATCCTTACTGAACAACTTGAACGTATGAGAGCTTACAAATAATGGCAGACATTCAACAAATCCTTGGTGCACCCCCAACCATCACACCTCTTGTTGGTGCTGAAGGGCGCAACTTTGAACGGCCAAGCTCATCTCTTGAGAACTTTGCCAAGATTGCTGGTGTTGGCCTAGAGTTGTACGGCCAGTACAAAGAGCAGAAAGATGCTGAAGAAGCAGCCGCCGTTATGGGTGAGATCAACGAAGACATTGAACTGTCTGTTGCATCCACTATTGATCCTACTGTTCTTGATGAGATTGAATCGGCAGGTAAGCGGATTACTTCTCTTGAGGTACAAGGTATTCGTACTCTTGATGTAGACCTTGCCCGTAACAAGACCTACGTGGCCCTTGCTGCCAAGTACGCTAACAATCCAGAGGCAATGGAAAAGATTGACGATGTGTTCAAGCGTACAAACCCAATGGCCGAAGATCTGGAAGTTCGAGAGAAAGAGTTGCGTGACATGCAACAGAAGAACTACGAAGCAGGTATGGTCAAGATCCGTGACACGTTGAACAACAACGGATTCAACACCACATCCATGACAGACGGTGACGCTATCGCTTTGTACAACGAGAAGTTTGCGTCTCAAGATCAACAGCTTGCTGCTGACAAACTTCGTCTGGAAGACTTGCGCCGTAGGGTTGACTCAAACAAACTGCGCCGTGAAGATGCAGCGTTGCAAGCAATGGATCTGTTGGGTGAAGCTGCTGGTAAGGTTCTGTCTGGCTATCAAACAGAGGCCAACAACATTATCTCTAACCCAAACACAACTAGGGAAGAGAAGTTGACACAGTTGACAACTTACGTAAACTCTGTCAAAGCACAGGTATACCAATCATCCAACGGTGTGCTCACTCCTGCCCAAGTGGACGAGAAGTTCAAAGCTATCCAGACCTTGTACGATGGACACGTACAGATTTTGAGTGGTGAGTTCTCTGGTGCAGATGCAACCGTTATGGAGAACCGTAACAAGCTGATTACTGCTGCCTCTGTCAACAACCTGTTCAACAATCAACCTGACTTGGCCGACAGATTAGCCCGACTGGATGCGCTTGGTAATTCCATGAGGAACGTAGATCCTGTTGTTCAACGATCCATCCTCGGTAAGTTCTCTAACCAGTTGGCACAGGACGTATTGGGGCCACAGAGCACTTCCGGTGGCCTTACCCAAGGTGACGCTAGGACAGGTGGTTCCAACGCAGCAGAGAAGGCTACAGACCTGTCTACGGCGATTCGTGGTTTAAACGACATCAACGAGGTCAGTGCTACTGCCATGAGTAAACTGGTGGTACGTGGCCTGAATGACTACGAAAGCGGTAACTCTAACGTTATGTTCAACATGATTGGTGGCCTTGCTGATCCAAAGATGGTTGGTATCATCCAACAATCACAGAACCAAGAAGAGTTGATTGCTCGTGTTGCACCTGCTGTTGAGAAGTTTGGATCCGATGTGTTGAAGACAGCACAGAGTAGATTGAAGACTTACGAAGGTAAGTACACCAAAGAAGTAACCAAGGAAGGGTTGATTAAACTGCGTCCTTCCAGTAACAACTCGCAAGACTTACGTGCGTTGCAAACCATTGAGAACACCATCAACAACTCGATCAAAGCAATGGCTCATGTCAACGGATCAACAGACTACAACTCAGTATGGGCAGATTAATAAATATGTTCAAGGAACTTCTGAAACAATTTGTACAACCAACAGAGACGGAAGGAAAGGGATCAACAAACAACCCTTCCTCATCTGTTGCTAAACCACAACAAGGGTTTGTTGAAGGTTTGAAATCTTTCTTTGGTTCACCTGTTGACAACAACAAAGATCAACAGTATAATGGTGTTAAGAAGAATAATTCTTTAACTAACAAACCAAACAATCAATTAAATAATAAAGATGAAGAAGGTAATGTAGGAAATAATATGTTCACTATTGATTCTTTTGTAGATACTCTTGGTGATTGGGAAGGTAAAGAAGATCACAAAGACCAGATCGGTAAGTTCACTTACGGGTATGGAGTTCTTCCTGCTACAGCAAGACAGTTTGGTGTGAGTTACAACAACAAGTCTGATCGTAGAGAGAACGCTGTTCAAGTGTACTCAAAGATGTACGACAAGATTCGTGAAGAACAGCCTGAACTTGACTTTGACCAGCTTGGCCCTGAAGTAGCTACTGCTGTGTTCTCTACGTACATTAACCTTGGTTCATTCAACAATGCTGAAACCTTTGTAGGTAAGCTGAAAGAAGGTGATGTAGAAGGTGCTGCTGACTCTCTGTTCTTGTACAAGAA